GCTGCTCAACGAGAAGGCGATGACGATCTACATGGCGCGCATGGAGATCCTGATCCGCGAGGCGTTCTCCCATGTGGTGGACGGCGGCGACGGCAAGATGATCGAAACGGCGCGCAAGCTGCTCGAACAGCAGGCCAAGTTCACCGGCGCGCTCGACGAGGACGGCGTGGGCGGTTTCGCGCCGGCCGCGCCTGCGCCGCCGCCCGACGAGACCGAGCTGGACGACGCGGTGCCGGTCGACGACCTCACCGCCTACCGGATGCAGAAAGAAGCAGGCAAGCCGTCATAGGGCCGAAACCCGGCACTGGTAGAAGTGACGAACGTGGCCAAAACCATCTTCTGGACGCTCGTCATCGCCCTGATCGTGCTGACCGTTTTCCTGCTCTGGTACGAGCGCAAATAGGTGTTCACGCGGCGAACGGCGTGTCGCGGCGCGCCTGACGTGACCACGGCAAACCCGGGCTGACCATGAGGTCGTGCGCGAGCTGCTCTGCGACGCCGCCAAAGCGGTCGGTCACGCCGTGGCCCTGGTGTGGCGCAGGGTGGTCGACGAGTACCACCAGGGCGACCCGGCGCGCTGGACCCGCACCGACGAGCGCCAGATGCACGCCTACGCGGAGCGCCATCGGTGACCGCAGTCCTGGAGGCCGACCCGCGCATCGGCGCCACCGAGGCCCGGCTGTTCACCCCGCCGCTGCCCGAGCACGCCGACCCCGACGCCGAGTTCGGCATCCGCCCCGAATGCACCTGGGGTCCGATCTGCTGCTACTTCCTGGAGCGCATCCTGGGCTGGCACCTGCTGCGCTGGCAACGCTGGCTGTACTACCGGGCGCTGGAGAAACGTCCGGACGGCACCGGGTTCCGGTTCCGCTTCCTGGTCATCCTGGTGGCCCGCCAGAACGGAAAGACGAAGTGGGGCATGGGACTTGGGCTGTGGCGGATGTTCATGGACAAGTACGGCACGCCCGATCCGAACTGGCCGGCGGCCAAGTTATCCGTGGTGGCCGCGCAGAACCTGGACTATGCGGAGACAACGCTCAAGGAAATCGTCGACGAGGTGCGCGACCAGCCGCTGCTGGCTCCGGAGCTGGTGAATCACCGGGTCACCAACGGCAAGCACCGGATGATCCTGAGCTACCGGCGCTACTGGCGGGCCGCGACGGCGAACAAGAAAGGCGGCCGGTCGCTGTCGGTGGACTTCGCCTGGCTCGATGAGCTGCGCACCCACACCACCCCGGACGCCTGGAACGCGGTGGCGCCGACCACCACGGTGCGCCCGTGCAGCCAGGTGCTGGCCACCTCCAACGCCGGCGACATGACCAGCGTGAAGCTGCGCGAGCTGCGCGAGGCCGCGGTGCGCAACATCACCGTGGGCAACACGCTCAACACCAAGACCGGGTTCTTCGAGTGGTCGGTGCCCGAGGATGTGGACCCGCGTGACGACCAGTACTGGTATCTGGCCAACCCGGCGCTGGGCGAGCTCAACGAATTCTGCCTGGAGGACCTGCACGGGCACTTCGAGAACATGGAAGCCGAGGACCTGCCCGGGTTCCAGACCGAGTACCTGTGCCAGTGGGTGGACGCGCTCAAGCCCGGCATCATCCCGGCGGCGGCGTGGCGCGACGGCATCGACCACGACTCCAAGCGTGCCCCGCTGTCGGCGGCCTACATCTGCATCGAGCTGAACTATCACCGTAACCGCATCCACATCGGGGTCGCGGCGCGCCGCGAGGACGGCAAGATCCACATCGAGGTGCTGCCCACCCCGACCAAGGGCACCGACTGGCTGGTGCCGTGGCTCAAAGCACGCCCGAACAAGTTCGCCGGCGTCTGCATCCAGAAGATCAACGCGCCCGCCTCGGGGCTGATCGAGGACCTCAACGAGGCACTGAAGGGCGTCAAGATGACGATCACCGAATGGGGTGCGCCGGTCGCGGTACTGGCCGCCTCGGCGGGCGAGTTCTATGACGGCATCCTCGACGGCACGATCCGCCACCGGCCCCAGCAGGTGCTCGACCGTGCGGCGGGCGCGACCCCGGCGCGGGTGATTGGCGACGCCTGGTTCTTCGACCGCCGCCATTCCCCGGTGGACGCTTCGCCGATCATCGCCTGCTGCGGTGCGGTGTGGATGCTCAACAATCCGCCCGTGGTGGAAGGCGATCCGACGGTGTGGGACTGGCCCGACGACGACACGATCGAAAAATGGCGCAAGGAAGCCGAGGAGGAAGATGAACGAGAACGACAAGACGGAAAGCCCGGAGCCGGGCGGTAACGTCCGGGCGCTGTTCGGCGGCGGCGGCCTGCTCTACGAGGACGCCCGCGCCGGCGACTTCGGCCAGTTGGCGCCCGAGGCGATGGCCACCGACGTGGCGCCCACGCAGGCCGGGCCGCCGTGGACCACCTCGGTGAAGCCGGAACCCAGGAAAAAGCGGGACTGGGCCGAGATGGGCTCCACCGCCGTCGAGCTGGTCGGCATCGCCACGGTGTGCACCGGTTTTTTCTTCATCACGCTGTGGATCGGGCTGATCGTCACCGGGATTTGCCTGGTCGCGCTCGGCGTGGCAACCAGCAAATATTTCCGTGACTAAGGGAAGCTACTGCACGTGACGCCAGGTTCTGTAGGCCAAACTAGCATGAACAAGGCGGAGCTATGAGCATCCTGGCCAGGTTCCGCGTCGGCGGCGGCGGCCTGGAGGAGCGCACCCTTACTAGCTCGGCGTTTGTTCCTCCGCCGCAAGTCGGCGTGATCGACGATTATCTTGGCGTACATAGAGCTATGGCTTGCATGACAGTCCTAGCCTGTGTGAGAGTGCTCGCCGACACCATCGCCAGCCTGCCCTGGAAGGCGTACAAACGCGACGCCAAGGGCGTGCCCAAGGAGGTCAAGCCGCAGCCGGCGCTGCTGCGCGAGCCCTACCCAGGTTTCGACCTGTTCCAGTGGAAGTGGATGGTCGTGGCGTCGATGGCGTTGCGCGGCAACAGCTATCACCTGATCACCTCCCGCGACCGGCAGGACTACCCGACGGCGCTGCTGCCGCTGCACCCCGACATCGTGTTCCTCGAGCGCCGCCCCGACATCCTGATGTGGTTCGAGCCGGTCTACCGGGTGATGGGCGAGGCGGTGCCCCGCCAAGACCTGCTGCACATCCGCCGTTTCACCCTGCCCGGCGAGCCGTGGGGGCTGTCCCCGGTCAAGCAGGCCGCCGTCGCGATCGGAATGTCTTTGGGCGCAGAAGAATACGGGTACCGGTACTTTAAGGAATCGGCAAATCCCAGCGGCATCCTCTCCACCGAGGCCGACCTGGACGAAAAGCAGGTCGAGCGCACCCAGAAGAACTGGATCAAATCCCACGGCGGCCGGCGGATGCCCGCGGTGCTGAGCAACGGCTTCAAGTGGCAGACGCTGACCGTGAGCCCCGAGGAGTCCCAGTTCCTGGCGACACGGCAGTTCCAGCGGTCAGAGATCTGCCTGATGTACGGGGTGCCGCCCATCCTGATCGGCGACACCAAAGAAACAACAGCTTGGGGTACAGGAGTTGAGCAGATCACGCTGGGTGCGATCACTTACACGTTCCGGGCCTGGACCTCCTGTATCGAGTCGGTCATTTCGGCGTGCCTGCCGCGGGGCCAGTTCTGCCGCTTCGATTTTGACGCGCTGCTGCGCGGTGACATCGAGGGCCGCTACGGCGCCTACGGCAAGGCGCTGGGCGGGCAGACCACCAACGGGTTCATGACCGCTAACGAGGTTCGGGCGCGTGAGGAGATGGACCCGATCAAGGGCGGCGACGAGCTGTTCATCTCTAACCGGATGATGCCGGCGCAGACCCCGGTCGCGGTGAACAACCCACCCGCCCCGCCGCAGCGGCCCGGCCAGTTGCCGATGCCGCCGATCGGCGGCGGGGAAGATGACCATCCCGACGGCGCGCCCTTCAATGGCAACGGCAAATCCAATGGGAACCTGACGGGGAAACGGAGGTAGTCAGATGACCGCCATGCTGGAGGACCGCGATTTACGGGCCCGGATCATCGACGTGCGTGAGGTGCGCAGGCTGGCCACTCCGCTGGAAATCCGCACCGACAGTGCCACCGGGCACATCGTGCTGGAAGGCTATGCGTCCACCTTCGACGCCTACGACGTACACGGCGGCCCGGAGGCCGGGGGTTGGACCGAACAGCTGACCCGCACCGCGTTCGACAAGACGCTGGCGGGCCGGCCCGACGTGCAGCTGCTGATCAACCACGAGGGGCTGCCGATCGCCCGCACCGCCTCGGCCACCCAGCCGGGCAACCTGTTCCTGCGGGCCGACTCGCACGGGCTGCTGGTGCGCGCCGACCTGGACCCGTCCGACCCCGACGTGCAGCGCATCGTGCCCAAGATGCGTTCCCGTGGTGGGGCGCGCCCGCTGCTGGATGAGATGAGCTTCGCGTTCCATGTCCGCGGCCACGAGTGGACCAACGACTTCACCACCCGCATGATCAGCGAGGTGGACCTGCGCAAGGGTGACGTGTCGATCGTCAACTACGGGATGAACCCGAACACCCACGCCGTGCTCGACGACGCGGTGGGCGCGCTGGCCCAGCTGTCCCACGACGGTGTGCTGGAGTTGCGCAGCATGGACCACCGGATGTTGTCGCGGGCGGCCGCGGTGCTGCGTGAGGCGTCCAAGCCCAAGAAGTACGCCGACGTGACCAACTTCGCCGATCCCGGCTACCTGGACAGCGAGGGCAACCCGGCCAAGGGCGGCAACGGCGTCAAGCGGTATCCGCTGAACTCGGCGGCCCGGGTGCGTAACGCCGCGGCCCGGTTCGCCCAGAACAAGGGCAAGTACAGCTCTAGTCAGCAGAGCGCGATCATGGGCAAAATCCGCAGTGCGGCAAAGTCTTTCGGTGTCGAAATCAGTGAGGAGAAATCCATGACCGGCTTCTCGACGTCGCCCACCCTGGGGCCTGACCCGCGCCGCGGGTTCGCCGCCAACATCGAGGGCGGCGCGTTGCGGCCCAACCCGTCGGGCGCGGACCTGAGCGCGCCGATGGACCCGCACACTTTCCCCGGTTACCAGACCCAGACCTACGAGTACGACAAGGGCCTGGGCGGGCGTTCCGACGTGGACCCCGGTGCCGGCGTGAGCGGCATCGTGCCCTCGGGGCCCGACATTCCCACGGCGGGCGGCTACGACCCGCACGACGGTTTCAAGGGCAAGCAGACGTTCAGCGCACCCGACGACCTCACCCGGCGCGACGACAGCGTGTGTCCCGGCGGCGACAACTGCCCCGGCGATTCCTGCCCCGATCACGGTGACGGCTCGTCGATGGGGGTGCGCGCCGATGACGGCGGCGACCGGGCCCAGGGCGACTTCGGCGGCAAGAAGGCCAAGCCGTTCGGCTCCGATGACGACGACGAGGACCGCGCCGCGGCGCTGAGTGCGACCCTGCTACGTGCGGCGCGGCTGGCCCCCAGCGACGAGATGCGCGCCCTGATCGGGCAGGCCCGCAGCCAGTTCGCGGCGTTGCGCGGCGAGCCGGGCACCGACACCGAGATCGACCGGCGGATGGCGGAGCTGCGGGCACTGACCGGCGCCCCACCGGAGACGATGAACGTCGACGACGCGCTGCGGGCGCTGCGCGAAGCCGGATAGGAGACAGCTGTGAGCGACAAGAAACCCGTGAAGAAACTGCCCCAGGAGCGCCGCGACGTTCCGCGGCCCGAGCGCCGCGACCTGCCCCGCCCGACGCACCAGGACGTGAGGCCACGCTGAACACGTTCGAGATATGAGCGACAGCCGGGACACGGGACTGTGCCCACTCAAGCGTGGGGATGAGTTCGCGATCATCAGTTGCCCGATCCGTCTCGGGCACATCTGTTGCCAGCACGAAGACGATGAATATCTGGCAGCCACGGCAGCTCTACGCATGCGATACAACGAGGGCCGCTAGAGCCTGGAGGATGCAGCAATTTCTTTCCCGTGGTCAACATCGTTTTGACGATACGGCGGCGTGTCGCGCCATGACCACGGAAAACACGTTCTTATTCTTTACCGCAGGCCACAGGTGCCGGGCGACGAACCCCCCTGTAGCTGAGTGCCAAGGTGCCGGGTGGCGAATCCCGCCGGTAGCACGCCAATTAAAGAAACCCGAGAAGCCTGGCTGACCTGCAGTTAAGCCACTGGTGAACGTCTCGTTTCTTTCTGTCACCCATTTTCCAGGTGTCCAAATTTGGACACTTCCCCCGTGAGGAACCGACATGCCTACCGATCTGCTTGAGCGCAACGGCCAGAGCGCCGCCTACGGCGACACCCGGGCCTTCTCCAGCGACGCCACCCAGCTGCTTCCCGGCGGCGGCCTGGAGGAATACCTGCAACAGTGCCTGCGCACGCACAGCCAAACGCTGGAGAAGCGCGCCGCCGCCACCCGCAAGGCCGAGGCCGTACTGCTACTCGCCAAGGAGCAGGGCCGCCCCGACATGGACCCCGCCGAGTTCGAGGAGTACCGCAAGTACCTCGCCGAGGTACGCCAGCTCGGTGCCGAGGCCACCACCCTCTACGAGCGCATCGAGGAGCTGCGTTCGGAGGTCGAGCGCAGCGGCACCATCGCCAAGAACCTGGCCGGCATCCGCAAGGCGGAGCACTCGCTGGTACGGGTCGTGGAGAAGGCAACCTACCAGAAGGGCGACAACAGCCGCTCCTACGTCAAGGACCTGGTGAAGTTCCAGTGCAACATGGACCACACCGGGGAGTGCCGTGACCGGCTCTACCGGCACGCCCACGACGTGGACACCCTGGACGACTACAAGGAGTACCGCGACATTTCCCGCGTCGACGGCTCCGGTGGTTACGCCGTTCCGCCCGCCTGGTTAATGGACCAGTACATTGAGCTGGCCCGTCCCGGTCGGGCGTTCGCCAACCTCGTGCAGCGCCAACCGCTACCGGGTGGTACGGACAGCATCAACATCCCGAAGCTGCTGACCGGTACCGCGGTGGGTGTGCAGACGGCCGACAACACCCCGATCGTGGACGTCGACCTGACCGACACCTTCATCAACGCGCAGGTCCGGACGATCGCCGGCGCGCAGGGTGTGTCGATCCAGTTGATCGACCAGTCCCCGATCGCCTTCGACGATCTGGTGTTCCGCGACCTGGTGGCCGCGCACGCCGCCTCCACCGACAACCAGGTGCTGTCCGGCACCGGATCGAGCGGTCAGGTGTTGGGCGTCAACAACACCCCGGGCATCCTGACGGTAGCCCTCTCGGGTGCGCCGACCATCCAGACGGTGTACTCGGCGATCGCCAACGGCATCCAGCAAGTCCACTCGACACGCTTCCTGCCGCCCGAAGTCATCGTCATGCACCCGGTTCGCTGGGGATGGTTCCTGTCCCTGCTGGACAACCAGCAGCGCCCACTGTTCCTGCCCAACGCCAACAGCCCGTTCAACGCGGCCGGCATCCTGACCGACGTGGCCTCTCAGCAGGTCGTGGGCCAGATGCACGGTCTGCCGGTGGTGACCGACCCGAACATCACCACCACGGCCGGGCCGGGATCACCGAGCGGCACCCAGGACATCATCTACGTCCTGCGCGCCAGCGACCTGGTGTTGTGGGAGTCCGGTATCCGAGCCCGCGTGCTGCCGGAAACCAAGGCGCAGAACCTCACGGTTTTGCTCCAGATATATAACTATCTGGCATTCAGTGCAGGTCGCTATCCACAGTCCGTTGTCGAGATAACCGGGCTCACAGCGCCCACGTTCTGATTCTAGCAGGTCAGAGCACTACAGCCACCTCGTTACGGGGTGGCTGTAGTTTTTCCGTGGGCGGATGCGTTACGCTTGCCGGATGGAACGGTGGCTGCCTGTCGTCGGACAGGAAGGCAAGTACGAAATCAGCGACCACGGGCACGCCAGGAGCGTGGACCGGACCGTGACCCAGCGGGACCGCTGGGGCAACCTGACTACCCGCAGACTCAAGGGCCGACTACTCAAGCCAGCCCGGACGAAGATGGCCAACGGTGATCCCGGCTACTCGTTCATCAAGCTGCCGGGCAACGTCACACTGCTACTGCACCTCGCCGTGCTGGAGGCGTTCGTTGGACCCAGGCCGGGGTATTGGGCCGATGGCTGCCATAAGGATGACGATCGCGACAACAACCGGCTAGAGAACCTCGAGTGGGCCACCCACGCCAAAAACCAGCAGGCAGCCGTGAAGAACGGACGCAACCAGAACAGCAACAAGACCCACTGCAAGAACGGACACGAGTTCACTCCGGAAAACACGATTCACCGCACCAGCAGCAACGGCCGACCTGGGCGTGACTGTCGCCGCTGCCAGGCGGACTCAACTCGCAGACACCGAGAGAAATCCTCGGCGCGCCAACCTGCCGATGTCGGGTGCCAGCCTTAACCTCTGCTCAGGCCCAAGCCGAAGGAGAAAAATGACTGACACCCCAGAACCCGGCAGCGGATTGCCGGGTTATGACACCGATGCGGCCAAAACCGATCAGGAGCGGCTAGAAGCTGATCCGGCGCTGGAGCCGGGGTTGGCGCATGCGCGTGACGCGGCGAATGACCCGGAGGTTGAGCCAGCTGATGAGGACGAGGATGAGGACGAGGATGAGGACGAGGGCTAAACGGTCTTCGTAAGGTTCTGCGTGTCGGCGCGTTGATATCTCCGCCGCGTCTTAACCTGCACTCATGGCGCAGACACGAACGAAAAAGGTCGCCCCGGTGGAGGTGGATGTGGTGCAGGGCAGGGCGGGCCGGTTGGGG